ATCGGTAAGTGTTGAAGCATCAGAGTAATCATACCATGCGGCGGTATGTCCGTCTTCAATAACCAAGGGATGAGTTATGTTGTTTGTCACCGCAGCCGTACCACCCGAAGGAACGAACGTCACCACAACCACATCGCCATATAACACAGCACTCGCCAAAACAACAGTCCAGACAGCACCCGTCCAACTTGCTGAACTTACTGCCCTTGCAACTCCATTGACGGTTGCTGTTAAATCAGCAGCCACATACGCAGCAGCCTCGGGAAACGTCATCACCACATCAGTAGGAGCGGCGTTCTCTACCGTTGCTGAAATCAGTGTAGTCCAGTACGAACTCCAGTCTGTTGGCGTACCGCCGCCGCTAAATATCTGCATCCTGCCAATTCCTATCTTGATACCCATGTCCTCAAGTTTTAATTTAGACGGTTGTACTCTTTTTAACTTCAGCGTAGCCATAAACAATTCGGTATTGTTCGGTTGAATTGAATATCTTGATATCGTAGGTCATAAATTCCACCGTGTCAAACGTGGCTTCACCAAGCGTTAAAACATTACCGCTGATATCAACCTCGGCAGGACTGACATTGCTGCGCAGTTCCTTGATCAACAATCCGTCCATCCTGCGGAACTGCACCAGCACTTCATACCCGGTAAAATCAAAGTCCGTTTCAACCCCGGTAACATCATCCACATAAACGACCTCAATCGGCAGATTGATCGTGTCATACTGCCGGAATACCAAGGCGGCGCGGATCGGATCCCGGTAATTGAAAATTATCTTCATATCCCGTACCCTACATAAATGTCCGTATCAGGCGATGTTGTCAGCCGGAATATTTTGCGGCAGATCACCGGATCAATAAAATAAGCCGAAGCGTCAATTGTTTTGGTGATTGCTTCGTTATCAGCATTGCCGACCGGGCAATATTTGATCACACCGCCCGATGCGCTGCGGATGAAAAATCCGTTCTCATCGGTGAAATCCCCGGATGAAAGATCCGGCTGAAATTCGCGGGTGATGTTACCCATTGCGTTTAAGAATGTTCTCATATCATTAATCTCCTATAACTCTAAATGGTCTGTTATCGCTGCACCGGCTTCCGCACCGCTGCCCCTGATGATGCCAAAGCGGGTAGCTGGTGCTGTTACGGTTCAGATAGTTTATCACTTCGCACTTGATCGCTTCGGCTGTCAGGCGTGCTTCGGTTTCCAATCGCTGCATCACCTTATCAGATACGGGCGTGGAAAAATCGCTGTCCTTCGTAACGATCCCGGCGGCGGTGTAGTTGAATGAAGTCCGGTTCGTAAAGCGCGCGAAGGCATAATAGATGATGCACGCCTTCAAGCCTTGAAAATAGTAATCCAGATCCCCGTAAGTATAAGTACCACCGTCCAACAGCGTTTGATTTAAGGCACTTATCGTTGTAGGTAGGGTTGATGCTTGCCCGATGATCTCCAACAGCAAAGCATCGCCCAGCCAATGCTTGATATCAAGTAATTCGGCTTCACTTACGAACTGCGGCCACGTTGCATGGTTCTTGACGCTATCAGCGATGTACTTATAGTTATCAAGATCCGCTTTTGTTACCAGTGATATCATGTTGTAGGCGTATTTACGGGTGCAACGTAAGTCAAAGGCTTGACCGTGAAATCCGCGAACTTAACAATGTAATATTGCAGCATATCGCGGAAGGCGATTTCCAACATCCGGCGTTCATTGCCCGTAACGCTGTTCATAAAGTTGTACGCGTTGGTCATCAGATCCGCACCGAAGCCGGCACCGACATCAACGCCGCGCAGGATCGGCGGGATCATAAACATACGCCCGATGTTTTCCTGTACGGTCTGTTCGGTGAGTTCAAACTGGCGATCGAAGTTCTTGGATGAAAAATCAATAAACTCCGGCTTTTCTTCATCAGCATCAACGTCCACCACCCAGATCTTCGCCGTATTTTCATCACCCTGCATACGCTTGATCATGTCAGCACTTTCCTGCATATCCTGATAGTACGGATCATGCGTGTTGCCGTCAGTCGTTGGCGGCTTGATACCCTTGCGTACAAGGATCCCGGCAGGCAGGAAATTATACTTGGCGTTGCGATGCTTAACGGTGCTAACACTTTCTTCGGTGAGCATATCCGTGATCACCGGATCAAACGGCGATATCGGGTATTCAAAGTCACCGTCAGCGGTAAAGTACATCACCTGACCGATATAATTAACCGGGCCACCCGCCTCGGTCATCTCAACGATAACGGTGCGCGGGTTAAAAGCGTTGATGAACTTAACGTCCTCCTGCTTGAATGTTATCCCGGTGTTAGACGTCCAGTCAGGGTGTACGGCGATGCGCCCGGTGTAACTCTTATCGGATTTGATTTCGATGCGACAATGTTCAAATGGAATGTTAAGATACTCCGCAGGCAGTCCCATACCGTTATACTTGACCAGAACAGCGAAGCCGTTATACATCCGCAGATCTTTGGCACACTTGCGGAGCAGCCCGTTAGCGCGTTCGCCGCGCGTATTCAGTACGGTCTGCGCCAGAACAGCATCATTGAAGCCGGCCCCTTCGATGAACTTAATGTAAATATCCATACAGGTGCGCCCGGTACCGGAACTATTTACGATCTCCAATACTTTTTGGGGATAGTCATCGGTCAGACCATACCCTTTGATTTTTTTGGATGTAAGATAGATATTCCGCTCAACCCTTGGTGCTGTCTTTGTAGCGGATACCCTCATTACGTTTTGGCTTTAACGGCTTTCTTCTTCGGTCTGGAAGGCGGCTTAACCACCGTCTTAACTTCCTCCACCGGCAGCGGAACTTCCTTTGCTTCCGGTATCTGCTCATTGCGTACCGGCGGCGCGATGATCTGTAACGCCGGAGCCGGAGCCGGGATCATAACACCCTTGCCCGGATAACGTGCGAAGTACACCAGCTTTTCCGGGTGATGTGCCATGTACCAGTCACCGATCTCATCGGTTATGGTCAGGTTCGTAACAGCCTTATCCGGGTGTCCAAACACCTGAATTAAAGCACCTTTCTTGATTTCATACTTGCTTGTTGCCATGCTTGTCAGATTAATGATTTTAAATAAAGCCTCAAGATAACAAGTTCCGCACGATTTGCCAAGTTTATGACCGGTGAGATTTCTGATCGCTCCCCGGATCTTTGCCTTGCGTTCGGGTGTACGTGCTTGCGGCTTGTTCACGTACTCCCGCGCAAAGGACAGAACTTCCTCAATCAACTCCATAAGTAAAGAGTGCGGGAACTAACCCGCACTCACTTAATCTATTCGCAGCATGGTGCCAGCATCGAAGCAATTGCAGCCCTTGTTGCTGCAATCGTGCCGCCGACAAAGAACGATAGCGGCATATAACTCTCCTTCAGCTTATCGCTGGAACCGGCGGTGAGCAGCCAGCCTCCAAGCAATTCTTCATCATTGACGTCACGCTTGGCGGCGTTCAGTTCCAGACCGAAATCCCAGCCCAGTACCTCAAACACCGTTCTGCCATTCCCATTGACAGCATCAATTTTGTTATAATTATTTTCAATAATAACTATAAACCGGCTGTCCTTGAGATTTTCAATCCACAACTTATCTTCCGGCATATTGTCAAAGATCTTGAAGATAAAGTTATGATCCCAAACCTTCTGATAGGTTTTCTTCACCATCTCGGTGGTATGTTCATTGCTGAAGTTATACCCCGTAACGCAATAAGCATAGCAAGGTGGCGAAGTGGTTTTCAGAACCAGCTGGGTGAGCAGTAGTGGATTATCGGGATCGAACGTGCTTAAATCCTTATCAACACAATCGTAATTGATAAAGTAAGCCAGATCCTTAATCCCTGCAACAAGGTTTTCGCAGTTCTTAAGGATACAATCTACAATTTGGTTACAACCTATTGTCATAATGCCTCCTTAATTAGCGTCCCACCATCAAAAGGCTATCAACAATGATCTTGGCATCAAAAGCGTCCACGGCTTCGATCCTGTTGTAGCGACTGCGCTGATCGTAGAATGAGTTTATATTATCGAAAAGTGATGTGCATACCATACCGATATTCAGGTTGGAGATTGTGCTGTACACAACGCGGTGCGGATCGTTGAGCGTGGTTCCGTTGTTCTCGTAAGCCCGGATCCATTGATCCCACAATGGAATACCAATGATCGGAATACCGTCAATGTGCGTAACGGACATTCCGTTCTGAAGGATCTCCACGGCGCAACAATACGATGTGCCCTGCAGCGCGCGGTAATAACGCTGGAATACTGATTGCGTAACCAGTATCACGCGATCGGGCTGCATGGTGAGTTCAGCCGGTGCAGCATCAATGATACCCTGTAAGGCGGCAAGCGTCAGCGCGGGTGTTGCCACCGAAAATTGCAGCGCGGTGGTTGCCTGATCGTTGCCCGGCATAGCATAAAGCTGTGCAGGATTGGCGGCATAGATTGCAGCAAGCTGCACCCAGAAGCCATCAATCACGTTGAAGAACGTGGGATCCGTTCCCGGCGTCAGCACGCCAAGGGGGAACTGCGCTGCATTGGTATCACCGAACCATGCGTGACGGAACACCATCTTGGCGATGTCCTTGGCAAGAATGTTCATTATGAACGTGAAGATCTCGGTCTTGGTGAGATCATACAGATCAACACCGCACTTGATCGCCAGCTTCATCAGCGTGTCGTTCAGTTCATCCACGCACATATCAATTATGACTTCCAGATACTTCGGCGACCATGTTTTTTCAGTAGCGGGATTTTCATAGCATTGCGGAACGGGATCGCAAGCCTGTGCAGCCTTACCAACCAGCCCGAACGTACCAGCGATAATACCAATCCTGCGATCGTTTTTTATCCCTGTTACCAGCGTATGGAACTTTGACAGATCGGGTGCTTCAAGCACCGCAGTTACAACCAGTTCATTCAGCGACCGCAGTTCATCGGCGGTGAAATGAAGGTTATCCAAGTTAATGGTGTGACCACACACCGGAGATGTTTGTGACATTGCTATTCAGTTTTTTGGTTTAACTCTTTGTTTAATTCCTTGACGCGTTCCAGATCAATCGCGCCGACCTTATCCACACTTCCACCCTTGGATCGTGCGGCTGGCTTCCATTCATTTTTCAGTTTGGATAGTTCGCTCACCAGCGCAACAGCTTCGGCTTCCTTCGCCTTGGCTGATGTTACGGCTGCTTCCAGTTCGGCATCCTCGGCATTGCGTGCATCAAGTGCAGCCTGCAGTTCGGCGATCTTCTTGTTAGCCTTGTCAAGTTCGCTTTCTTCCGGTTCGGCTTCCTGTATATCGGTTACAACGCCCTCGGCGATAACGATAACCTTGCCGTCAGCCATTGTAAAGGTTCCGTCTGGTGTAGCCTTGTCACCAACAGCCGGATCCCCGGTTTCCTTTTCGATCGTAAATTCCTTGCCGTCCTTATCAGTCAAGGTCTGATTGGCAGGATCTATGCGCGAAAAGCCTTTGATCTTAAGTACAGCGTTATCAAGTGCTGTGCCCAGACGTTCGAAGAAAAGTTTCTCATCCATTATAAACTCGTTTTTAGGTTTCAAATAGGCATAAGCCATAACTGGCTCAACGATCTTGGTGGCAAATCCAAGGTTGAGCATATCTTCAGCGGACAATTTCGTGTCCTCATTCATAAACTTTTCAAGCATATCGCGCGGTGATCCGGTGCGCTCACAATAGAAGTCCAAGATCTTGACTTCTTCCTGCCGTAAACTCTCGGCGATCTTAACCAGATCCCCGCTTTCATATTTGTCGGCAAGCGTGTAAGGTGGAATAAACGGGTTATGGATCAGTCCATCGGCGTTCTGCATGATCTCACGTTCCTCCCCGGCAAGGAATACGATCGTGGCGATCGAATAAACCTTCCCTTCGCCAATGGTTTTGATGCGCTTGCCGCTGTTAATCAGTAGATCGTGGATTGCCCAGCCTTCCTGTACGTCACCGCCGCGCGAATTGATCCGTACCGTGATGTCTGTTGCATCCGGGTTGGCTTCAAGGAAATCTGATACCGCTTTAGCGGAAATCATTTCGACTGCATCACCGAAAATATCACCGGGATTGTCCTCGCCGATATCGCCGTATAGCCGTAAAACAGCTTTTTTGGGATCCTGCTTATTGAGCATTGGATTTGGCATAGCGTTGAAATTGATCAAATGTAAATCATTATTCAGATAAATCGCTCCTTATAATTGAGGAGTAAGAATACCATCACCGTGAACAACCAGCGCGCAACCCTTATCAGCCAACGCCTGCTTCAAGTGACGGAAGTGTGTCTTGATCTTGGCGCATAGCGCGTGATCAAGGTGAGGATGATTAACCAGATCCACGCCGAACAGGTGGATCTCGGTTGCGGCATACATCTTGTAAGCGATCTGCACCGCCACGAACGGGCTGCAAAATGATTTCCAGTATGCCGGCTTATCCACGCTGCAAATTAGATCCGGGTAGCCGGGTAACAGGTCAATTTTATGGAAGTCCGGTCGGTGATCCCAGATGACGGCATGAGAATAAAACGCCTGCGGCTTACAATCCCTGATCGTGCGCAGACGTTCCGCTGTAAATGCTTCGGGCTTATCCACGCAAACTACAACATCTGTCTTAACGATACGCCAGATATCATTTACTCCAATCGAAAGATCGAAGTTCGCAGGATCAAACAAATTGACGCTGCTGCCAAGCCCCAGTACCGCGACTATCGCTCCCATTTGCCCTCAATCTCTGGTAAGCCCTTCGCGCTGCGCGCGTGACGCGTGCCAGCGGGATCATGCCGGATAAACTCACGCGGCGCGCCCTCCCAGCACCAGCCCTTGCCTGATGAATGTCCCAAGCCCGGAAATTCCTTAATGATCTGCGGCGTTAATCCCTTGGTGTGGATATCCAGCGCGGCCTTAAAGCATGGTGCGCCGTGATGAACATACGGGTGAAACTTATGATACTCCGATACCTGTAACAGATGAAAGTACGGGTGTAGCATATACATAAAGCCCTGATGACGGTGGTGCGGCTGCGCGCCGTATTCAAAACCATCGTACCCGGTCTTTTCAAGATATCCCACGCCGTAGGTGTCCGCTGACATCATTGCCAGCATCGCCGCGACCGGTGATTTGAGCATTTCGATATCACTATCAAAGATCAGCGCAAAGCGTGTCTTACACATACGGATCGCCGCGTCCATACCTTTGCCGTGCCCGATGTTATAGTTCGCCACGCCAACGGTGGTGATGCTATCGGCAAGGCTGCAAACATAATCGTAACAGGGATCCGTGCGATCAGATCCGTCAATAATTATCAGCGGCATATCCGCGTGAAACGCCCGTACGCTTTCAATCGCTCTTTTTAGTAAAGAGTAGGTGTTGTGACTGACCGTTATTCCGGTAATATCCTTCATAGAGTTTTGCATCTTCAGTGGGTATTTGTGTTTGTAACCAGTTCATCAGCGGATCCGGCAGCATATTCATCAGGCGTCCGTGACCGGCACCGATACCGCCGCGCCCGGCAATACCTTTCATGCCGACTGCCAAGTTATTTTCATTAAAAAATCCAACTTCGCCGCGCCGAACATATTCCTGCGCGTGAAGTTTCTCATAAAATTTGAAGTCAATAAACCGTTCGTGGTAGCATGATGCGAACAGCGGTACCATTTCCGGGCGTAAAGCCACTTGAAACAATGATGAATGTGACGTATTGCGATTGACAAAATATGTCCGGTACAGCACGTTGTAATAAACCGTGTTCATTTCACCCAGCACTTTGTAATCGCCGAAGCGTGCCATCATGCGTTCAAGGTAAATCGGGCGATAATAGTCATCATCTTCAATGATAAATATCGCTTCGATATCAGCGGCAGCGTAATTGATCAACAGGCAATTGATACACTCTGAGATGTTGCGTGCCTGCGTGTTCGCGCCCGGACGCCAAGGTGGGTGCGGGTACAGCTTGATCACCGTCCAATTGGCGCGGAAGTCGGCGGTGATCTGATCGGTGGTTCGCGGCTCGCAGTCATCGCTGATGATCCATACCA